GGACGATGCCCAGCGCCGCCTCTGGCGCCAGGAGCTCAACAAGATCTCCGGCGAGCACGACTCGACCCGGGACGCCCTCGAGTACGACTACCTCCTGAAGGAGGGCCGGTCGGACGACGTCCAGGACCTCGTCGACGCGACCGACGAGGACCTCGACGAGCTGCTCGAGGAGATCCGGGTCGACAACTCGACGTCGCCGGCGTACGAGTACGCGCCGTCGACGGACATCCACTACGAGGACGCGGTCGAAGGCATCCGGGAGCGCGTCGACGACGACGCGGTCGACCTGGTGCTGACTGACCCGCCCTACGGCGTGGACGTCGACCTGACCGAGACGCTCGGCGCCACCGACGTCGACCACGGGGGCGACCTTGAGAACGACGGCTACGAGGAGGCGGTCGACCTCTGGCGCGCGGTCGTCCCGGAGCTGAAGCGAGTGCTCGCCGAGGACGGCCACCTGTACGCCTTCGCGTCCTGGAAGACGTACGACGACTTCCGGGACGTCCTCGAGGAGGTCGGGTTCGAGGTCGTCAACTGCGTCGTCTGGCTGAAGTCGACGCCGAACAACCAGACGGCGTTCGGGAGCGGGAACGTCCGGTACGGCTACCAGCACGAGTTCATCCTCTACGCCGTCCACGACACCTCGGAGGCCCGGCCGCTCGACCGGACGCTCTCGGACATCATCCTCCACAAGCACTCCTCGCAGGACAACGAGCACCCGACCGAGAAGCCGGTCGGCCTCCTGGAGACGCTGCTCGAGCAGTCGTCCGCCCGGGAGGACGTCGTCCTGGACCCGTTCCTCGGCTCGGGGTCGACGGCGGTCGCCGCCATCCGGAACGAGCGCGACTGCGTCGGCTTCGAGCTCGACGAGGAGACCTACCGGCAGGTCATCGAGCGCCGGGTCGCCGAGGCCGAGCGCCAGCTCGAGGCGACGGTCAACGCCGACTGACTGCCCGTGTGTTGCGACTGTTGAGGCTGAACACAACTGAACATGAGCGACGTAAACTACGAAGCTGTCGACATCCCCGACGACAAGCCGCCGTCCGAATACCACTGGACGGAGCGGCGGGCGGAGATCCTACAGCTCATCGAGAAGGCCGGTCACCCGGACTCAATCAGTCCGACTCGTTTAGCCGACCGCTACGGCGTCTCGAAGAGCCAGATCTCCCAGGACAAATCCCGCCTCCAGGAGTTCATCGTCGAGCAGATCGACGAGCCGGCCGTCGACGCGATCACCTCGACAGTCTTCCAGACGGCGGTCCAGGAACTGATGGATAACGACGAGTACCGGAAGGCGGCGAAGACGGTCGCCGACTGGAACGACTGGCTGGCCGACCGCGGCCACGTCGAGCGCGAGCCCGATCGCCTCGAGGCGAACGTCAGCCTCGAGGACCAGTTCATGTCGAACCTCAAAGACTACCACGGAGGTGACGACGACGATGTCGAGGAGTAACTCCGCCCCCGGCGTTCGCGGCGCCGGCGGGCCCGACGACGTCGACGCGCCGAAGCCCCCCGCGCACTACGCGCAGCGGGCGGACGCCGGCGACGAGACCTGGATCGAGGACGCCATCGAGGACTACCTCGGCATCCGCGTCGGCGAGGCCCAGCGCCGGATCTGCCGCGCCGTCGCGACGAACAAGCAGCTGCTCGTCGTCTCCGCGAACTCGCTCGGGAAGTCGTACATCCTGGCGGCGATCACCATCGTCTGGCTGTTCTGCCGGTACCCCGCCGCGGCGTTCGCGACGTCGGGGACCGAGCGGAAGATGAAGCGGACGTACTGCAAGCCCGTCGAGAGCCTCCACGGCGACGCCCGGATCCCGCTGCCCGGCGAGTACAAGAGCCGGCCCGAGCGCATCGAGATCGACGGCGAGCCCGAGCACTTCTTCGAGGCCTCGAGCCCGAGGGACGCCGGCGAGCTCGAGGGCGTCCACAACGCCTTCACGCTCTCGATGATCGAGGAGGCCGACAAGCCCGCCGTCGACGAGGACGTCATCGAGGCGATGCGGTCGCTCGCGACCGACGACCGCGACCGCCTCATCCTCATCGCGAACCCGCCCGAGGACGAGACGAACTCGATCTACCCGCTGATGGACGACCACCCGAACTGGGAGGTCGTCCGCTTCTCGACGTTCGACGCGCACAACGTCCAGGTCGAGCGCGGGAACATCGACGAGCCGAAGATCGACGGCATCGCGGGGATCTCGAAGCTCGAGGACGACTGGGTCGAGCACAACAACACGCCCTGGCCCGGCATCGAGACCGCGCTGCGCGTCTCGGCGCCGAAGCTCTCGCCCGACGGCGACCTCGTCTTCGAGCGCGACGACGACCTCGAGGACAACCCCGACTTCCGGGCGGACCTCTCGAAGCGCTGGTACCGGCGCCGCGCCGGCATCATGCCGCCCGAGGGAGCGTCCGTCCATCGGCCGTACGGCGCCGGGACGGCGAAGGAGGCCTACACGGATCCGCTCACCGTCGAGCCCCGGAAGCCGCTCGGCACCGGGATCGACGTCGCCGGCCCGGGCTCGGACGAGACCGTGCTGATCACGTACTGGTCGCCCGGCGTGTTCACGGTCCGGTACACGGCTCAGAACACGGACTACCCCGAGCAGGAGCAGGAGATCATGGCCGACGCCCGGCTCGGTGGCGATCGCCGCCACCCGGTCGCCGTCGACGCCGCCGGCGAGGGCTCCGGCCTGGCGGGCTACCTGGACGACCGCTGGCCCGACGTCTACCGCTTCGGCTCGGACAAGAAGCCGCTCACCGAGGGGGCCGCCGACGGCAACCCCTACGGGCGGATCAACTACGAGGATCAGCGGGCGGAGGCGCTCGCCGCGCTCGGCGACGTCCTCGAGGACGTCCAGTACGCGGACCGCGACCTTCGCGACCAGCTGGTCATCGGCGGCCGGACCATCGAGAACGACACGAAGACGCTCAACAGCCGGGGCGAGCACGGCGCCGAGGTCGTGACCGTCAACTCGAAGGACGTCATCGAGGAGCGTCTCGGTCACTCGCCGGACTACCTGGACGCCGCCGCGCAGGCGGTCTGGGCCGCCGAGTGTACCGACCAGGACCTCAGCCCCGACGACATCGTCGTACTCTAACCATGCAAGTCACCATCATGTGGACCGGAGAAGCCGCGGACGCACAGGGTCGAGAAACGAAGTGGACCGGGATCGACTGGGTCGAGGAGCATCCGGACGAGCTGCTCCTCCATACCGAGGAGGGCGATCACCCGGTCGTGGTCGATCGGGACTACGTCATCGCCTTCAACCGAACGGAGTGATCCTGAATGCGTGATGCCGCGTCCGGACGGGAGGTCCCAGAAGAGGCAGCCCTGGCGCCCTCGCAGGACGACGAGGCCTCCCCCCAGGCCCGCGACGAACGGGCGACGGTCGTCGGTCGGAAGGAGCACACCGAGGAGCCCTCGTACGAGGACGTCACCGACTGGGTGAACTGCTACGAGTCGAACCCCCTGGTCCGCGTCCCGGTCCAGAACTTCGCCTCGGACGTCACCGAGCCCGGCGTCGCGGTCGCCGTCTACACCGACGACGAGTCGATGCCGACGGTCCCCCAGGACTACCGGGACGACACGTACGCCGGGATGGACCTCGACGACGCGCTCGAGGCCTGGCTCTCGGACTGCTACATCGACGGCTGGGACTTCGACGCCGACGTCGTCGACCTCCTGGACGCCGTCGTGAAGGACCGGCGCGGTCGCCGAGGCACCGCCATCGTCGAGCACGCCTACGACGACCCGGAGAAGCGCGAGCGCGTCCTCGGCCTCCGGCCCATCAAGGTGGAGACGGTGACGGCGTACACGCGCTCCGGGAAGGGCATTGTCCTCCGGCCCGACGACGAGGTCAACGAGTTCGAGAGCGTCGCCGTCCAGGACCTCGACGACTCCCGCGAGGAGGCGCCGGAGACGCCGGCCGGGAAGACGGCGGCCATCGCTCAGTACGACGACATCTTCGGGACGAGCGAGCGGGACGAGATCCCGTTCGCGCTCGATGACATCACGGTCAGCGCCTACGACCCGGACACGGGCAGCCTGTTCGGCCAGCCCGACACGGCGACGGTCGTCGACCGCGCCGAGGCGGTCCGGAAGAAGCTCGAGCGCGTCGACCAGGCCGTCCTGAACGCCGCCTTCTCGAACATCATCGCCGCCGTCGACACCGACGAGGAGAAGATCGTCAAGAAGGTCCGCGACAACCTCGACCCGAACGACCCGGAGATCGTTTCCGCGACGAACGCGCCGGTCGAGCTGACCGAGGTGAACGGCCAGGTCCCCGACGCCGTCGACACGATCCAGCAGGAGATCGAGTTCGTCCTGGCCGCGATGCCGACGCCGCTGTACCGCGTCGGGTTCGCCGGCGACATCAACCGCGACATCACGAGCGAGCAGCAGGAGGACTACGCCGACGCGCTGCGCCGCGAGCGCCGGCGCCTCGAGGCCGACTTCAAGAAGGTCCTCCGGCTGAAGGCGACGGAGTTCCTCGAGGGCGACGCCCACGCCGAGGGCGGGATCGACGTCGACGTCGGGATGGAGATCCGGCCGGACGACGCGACCAGCCCGCTCCAGGACGACGAGTTCGACGCCGGCGAGTTCAGCACGCTGATGGACGGCCTCGCGACGGCCGCGGGCCCGAAGGGCGGCGCCGACACGATCGTCCCGAAGCGCGTCATCCTCGAGACGTTCCTCGACATGGACCCGGACGAGATCCTCGACGAGGAGGGCAACGCCGACCTGGCCGCGCTCGACGAGTCCGACCCCCGCGTTCGCGACGCCTTCGAGCGAGCGATGGGAGCCGGCGGGATGCCGGCCGCGCTCGCCGAGGGCGAGGAGAACCACGTCTTCGGCCCGGCGATGAACACCGAGGACGGCTTCTACCGCCTCGACCCTGAGGAGGCGTACTGCGAGCACGAGGGCGAGGTGTTCGAGCAGTTCGACGAGGCCGACACCGATGACCTCGGCCGCCGGCTCTGCCCGTACTGCGGCGAGCAGCTCCAGGACTACGACAAGGCCTACCACGCTGCGCTCGCCGGCGGCGGCGTCCGGTTCACGAACGTCGGCGGCGACCCGTTCGGCGACGAGGACGTCCTCACCTCGTTCCTGGACGACGTCGACGAGGCTGCCGACGGTCCGGTGACGCTCGGCGACACCGAGTGGCCGGCCGACGACTACAGCATCCACGACCGGCCGGTGACAGCGGTCGGCCTCGACGAGGAGGACGCCGAGGCCATCTGGAGCGAGTACGCCGACGACGCGGTCGGCCTGATGGGGCCGAAGGAGGCCGCCGAGCTCGCCTACCAGTACGTGGCCGGCGAGTCCATCGTCGACACGCCCGAGGGGAAGGGCCTGGTCGTCGAGGTCCTCACGGAGACCAAGTCCATCGACGAGGAGGCCGAGGGGGTCCCCGACGAGATCGAGGCGAGCGACGAGTCGCCGACGTACGTGGTCACGCTCGCGGAGACGTCGGGCCCGCCCATCGGGTTCTTCAAGGCCAGCGACCTCGAGGCCACGGAGGTCAACGCCGACGTCGACCCGACGGAGTCTCTCGACGAGGAGGAGGCGGCCGCCATCGCGAACGGCGAGTGCCCGACCGGCGAAGACGCCGAGCTCGCAGGCGGGAGCTGGTCGCCGCCCGAGTCCTGGCGGGAGGCCGACGTCCCGGCGCGCCTCATCGCTCTCGACGCCTTCCAGTCGATGGGCGGCGACTTCGACGGCTGCGAGCGCGAGATGCGCGGCTCGGTTCGGACGCCCCAGAAGTTCTGCGGGGCGTTCATGGACTACGTGTTCGGCGGCTACGACTACTGGCGGGGCGACTCGTTCCTCCCGGGTGACTGACCATGACGGACCCAGCTGACGACCTCCGCGACGAGTTCGTTCGCGACATCCGGCGCCGGTTCAAGCGGATCCGCGGCGAGATCCGGCGCTGGGCTGGCTACGAGTACGACGTCTTCGGGCTCACCGATGATGGCCCTCGGCTGCCGGAGGATCTGCCCGACGACGCGCCCGACGTCTACCGGTTCACGACGGACCGGCGGAAGACGTCGGCGTTCCTCGACTGGCTGCGCCGGAGGCTCGACGACGAGCTGCTCGAGCCGCTGCGGTCCCGCCAGGTCGAGAACGGCGAGCACTGGACGGCGGAGTACATCCGCGCCGCCTACGACCGGGCCTGGCGCGACGCTCGCAGCCGGCTCCGGACGCAGGGCGTGAGCGTGGGTTCGCTCCCCGGCGACGACGACACCGAGCTGATCGACGCGCTGTTCGACATGCCGGCGCCGCGGGAGGGCCTCCGGACGCTGTTCACGCGGACCTACCGGAACCTCCAGGACATCGGCGCCGACACCGCCGAGCCGGTCCGGGAGACGCTGCTGACCGGGTTCGAGGAGGGCTGGAACCCGCGGAAGATGGCGACGGAGCTCACGAAGGAGGTCCGGACCATCCAGCACACGCAGGCGGAGGTCCTGGCGCGGACGGAGACGATGAACGCCTACACCGAGGCCAGCCTCGACCGCTACGAGCGGGCGGGCGTCGACACCGTCGCGCACGGAGAGTGGTCGACCGCGCTCGACACGCGGGTCTGCCCGATCTGCAAGCAGCTCGACGGTCGGGAGATCCCGATCGGGGAGATGCGGACCGGGACGTTCACGTTCGAGCCCGGGCCGGACGAGCCGGACCACCTGGCGGGAGAGTACCCGCTGCGCCCGCCAGCCCACCCACAGGGGCGCTGTACGGTGCTCCCGGTGCTGTAGGGGACTCCTGACTTCAGAACCATGTCCACGCAAACCCACTCCACGTTCACGAGTCGTATCGCCGGCCTGGCCGAGACTGACGACGATGACACGCACGTCATCAACGGCGTCGCCGTCGGCGCCGGAGACCTCACGCACGGCCTCTCCCGGAAGTCGAAGCTCTGGCAAGCCGATGAACTCCGCGCCGCAGCGTCGACGCTCGAGGGGGGCCAGATCAAAGCCCTCCACTCCGACGCCGTCGTCGGCGAGGTCACGAAGTCGGCGTACGAACCCGGGGTCGGCGTCATCTACGAGGCCGAGCTCGAGGACGAGAAGCTGGCCGCCGGCATCGCGAACGGCCGCCTGACGGTCAGCATCGAGGCGACGCACTTCGACGGCGGGACAGTCGAGACCGCCCAGGGCAAGGCGATGGCCGCGACGAACATCACGTTCGACGGCCTCGCCATCGTCCAGAAGGGCGCGGCGCCGTCGGCGACCGCCGAGCCCGGCCAGGCGGCCGCGCTCGCCGTGATGCCCGACGAGGTCCACGCAGCCCTCGCCGGCGAGGAGGACGTCGACCTGGAGTCGGCCGCGGCGGCCGACATCGACGATCTCTCGAACGGCTCGGTCGTCGCCTGGCAGACCGGCAACGGGACGCTGGCGTACGGCCGGGTGCTCGCGGTGATCCGCGGCGACCAGGAGCTCGGGCCCGAGCACGACGACGAGATCTCCGTCCGAGCGCCGGCGGCCGTCATCCGCGTCTACCGGCCCACCCAGGGCGGCGAGTGGACGGAGACGGACGTCGTGAAGGCTCGGAAGCCGAGGTCGCTCCGGCCGCTGTCGAACTTCCCGGCGGCGCCGCAGATCGAGGCGGCGGCCGCGGCGGACTCCCGCGAGCACCTCACGGACGCGCCGACCGAGTGCCGCGAGTGCGGCGATCGGGAGCGGACGTTCAACACGATGCGGTGTCCCGAGTGCCATCCCGAGATGACGCCCGAGGACCACCCGCCGCTCGCGACCGCCGACGAGGAGACCATCGAGGACTGGCAGGAGGCCCAGGCGGCCGCCCTCGCCGACGTCCCCTATGAGGTGACGAACGTCGCCCCGGAGGACGTCGACGAGTGGACCGATGACGAGTGGGACGGCGACGCCGTCGAGGCGGAGCTGCCGAGCCCCTCCGAGGTCGACGACGCCCCGGACGTCCTGGACCAGACGATGGCGCTCGTGCCTGGCGATGAGGAGGCGCGGGACTCGAAGTCCAGCTGGAAGGCGCCGTTCCGCGCCGGCGTCGACGCGCCGGTGAACACGCGCGCCCTGGTCGCGATCGACGGCGCGCTCTCGGGCGCCCGAGGTGGCTTCGACGACGTCTCCGAGGAGACTGCCGACAGTCTCAGCGACTGGACGGAGTCGATGCTGGCCGCGGCGCCGGACGACCTCTACGGCGTCGAGGAGGCGGAGGCCGCGGCCTCCGAGTCCGGCCCCGAGGAACCCGGCGCTGGCGGCGCCGGGAGCGATGACCCCGCTGGAGCGAGCTCTTCCAGTCGCGACGCCGACACCGACGCCGACGTCGACGAGGCCGCGGACCAGGATCCGGATGGCGCTGGCCGCGATGACCCCGCTGGAGCGAGCTCTTCCAGCCGTGACAACGACCCTGCCAGCGATGACCCGGAGACCGCGGCCGCTGCGGAATCGAACCAGACGACCGACACTACTACAACGACATCCATGAGCGATGACGACGACCCCGAGGACGTCCAGGAGCTGAAGGCACGTCTCTCGGACAAGACCGAACAGATCGACACCCTCGAGGAGCAGGTTGACGAACTCGAGGAGGAGAACGAACGACTGAGCGAGCGGGCGGAGGCCGTCGACGAGGCCGAGGGGGCCTACGCCGAGGCCCTCGCACAGCACGTTCCCCGCGGCGCGGAGGAGCTGCAGGACGACCTCTCGCTCGACCAGATGCGCGAGTGGCTCGCAGACATCGACGAGGCCAACCTGGCCGAAGACGTCGAGCCCTCCGTCCGATCGGGGAACGACCCCAGTGGGACGGAGACGGCGAACCTCTCGGAGGCCGAGCGCGAGCGGAAGTCCGAGCTCGAGGCGAAGCTCTCGGAGCTCGAGGAGAAGGAGGGCCCGCTCGCGGAGAAGGAGCAGGAACGGCTCGAAGCTGAACTCGCGGAGATCACCGGAGGTGACGACTGATGAGTCTCAACCCGGGGCAGTCCCACAAGGGCGACGCCCAGCACACCGAGACTCGGACCGCCGCCGAGGCGCTCGATGGCGGCGACGCCGTCGCGCTCGACGCGAACGGCGAGCTCGTCACTGCTGACGACACCAACGACACGGTCGTCTACGGTGTCGCTGGCTACAACGGCGGCGACGGCTACGCGGCCGGCGACGACGTCCTCGTCACCTACAGCGGCCCCGTCGTCGCGAACGTCGCGGCCGGCGTCGCGCCGGGCGTCGAGCTCGGCGCCTCGGCGACCGAGGGCGAGCTCGCCGCGGGCACCAGCGCGAAGGGCATCATGACGATGTACGCCGAGGGCGCTGCCCCCGGCGGCATCCCGGACGTCCCGGACGGCTACGCCCACGTCGACGTGTAACGTCTCCGCAACCAACACACCACACTACTGATACGACATGCCGCTTCCCGACATCACTCAGATCGTCGACCCCACGACCGTTCGTGAGGTCGCAGCCGAACGAGTCGAAGCACAGACCGTCGTCCGCGAGTTCTTCCAGGATCCGCCTGGAGGCATCCCGGAGGGCGCTGGCGAAACCTACCAGATCCCGGTGCCCGCCGAGGAGCTCGGCGAACCCGAAGAGGTCGAGCCCGGCGCGGACACGACCTACGACCGCGAAGAGTACGGTCGCCCGGAGATCGCCCGCCAGATCTTCAAGAAGGGCTCGAAGATCCCGGAAGAGGACATCAACGACAACATCTTCGACCTGGTCCAGGACCACCTCGACGGCCACGCGAAGAACATGGCCAAGAAGCTGGACCGAGCCGCGTTCGCAGTCCTCGACGCGGCCGCCCCTGCTGGGAGCGCCGTCGGCGACGACGACGGCACCCTCAGCTTCACCGACATCAACTCCGGCGTCACCGAGCTCGCCCAGCGCGGCGAGGACGGCTTCACCGCCAACATGGCGCTCGTCGGCCCGTCCGGCAAGGAGTCCCTCATCAACTACCTCGCCGAGCGCGGCACCGACCTCGGCGACGAGGCGGTCCAGAACGGCGAACTCGGCGAGTTCGCCGGCATCCGCTTCATGTTCTCGAACAACGTCACCGTCGGCGCCAACGAGGCGATCGTCGTCGACACCGACGAGTTCGGGTACGAAGGCGAGTGGCAGGGCGTCGACACCGACCAGGCCACGGACTTCGACGCCGACGCGATCAAGATGAAGATCAAGGCCGCCTACGGCTGGACCGACAAGCACTCCGAGGCCGCCGTCCGGGTCCAGGGCTGATCGTCCATGGCTCACGAGCTTCAGCTCACGACCGACGAGGAGGACGTCACGCTGCCGATCGGGCAGCATCCCGACGGCGTCCTCACGTTCGAGGGCGGGACTGCCGCCGTCGACGAGGAGTCGGTCGCCAGGGTCATCGACGACACCTACCCGAACATCGAGTACGTCGACGGCGCCGACGCCGGCGCCGCCAGCGACGACGCGGACTCCGAACCCGACCAGGAGGACGACGTCGTCGCGGAGCCGCCCTTCGACCCGACCGAGAAGACGGTCGGCGAACTCGAGGAGCTCCTCGAGGAGGACGACTACTCGGCGGCCGAGCTCGACGCGATCGCCGCGGCCGAGGAGGCCGGCGAGGACCGGTCGACCGCACACGACGCAATCGACGCGGCCCGCGAGTAGTGACCCATGTCCTACGACGATGAATCGGACCTCAAGTACATCAACGAGCTCGCCGAGATCCCGCTCACGGGCCCAGACCTCTGGGAGGGCGACACCGAGGCGAAGCTGGACGCGGCCGAGATGGCCGAGAGCAAGCTCGAGGCGGACGTCAACGACGGCGGGGTCATCGGTGACCCGACGCCGCTCCACGCACGAGCCGCCAACGCTTACGCCAGCTACATCCTCTTCATCGGCCCCGAGCACCCGGAGGACGCGCTATCGGGCGAGATGTACGGCGGTGCTGGCTCGGACACCATGGAGTTCGCTCGCGAAGTCCATGAGGTCTACCGGTCACTGCGCTCGAGCATCGAGACGTCCGAGGAGGACGAGAGTAGCGACAGCAGCGACCTGATCTTCTCGGCATGACCACGTTCGACGGCTTCGATGAGCTCGCCGAGCAGCTGCGGGTGTTCCAGGAGCAACTGGACCAGGGCGAGCGCCTCGTCGACGACGCTCTCGATTCGGCGGTCGAGACAACGGCGGCGGGAGTCGAACGTCGGACGAAGCAGAACCTCACCAAGCACGGAGCAGTCGACACTGGGAACCTCCGGAACTCGTACCGGTACGCCCAGGTCGATACCGCCCACTATATGGTCGGTACGTCGGTCGAGTACGGACCCCACGTCGAGTTCGGCACCGACGCCCACGTCATCGAGGCGAACGACGGCGGGTTCCTGTACTTCGAGGGTGAGGACGGTCAGCTGATCCGGAAGCGGTCGGTGAACCACCCGGGGACGCCGGCCCAGCCGCACCTGCGGCCCGCTCTCCGGAACTCTGACCTCGCCCAGGAGATCCAGGAGGAGATCGAGGACCTGTTCGAGAAGGTGTTCAGCACATGACGCCAGAAGACGTCCTCCAGGCCATCGTCCGCGCCCTCGAGGCCTCGGACGAGTTCACGGGTGGCGACTACATCACCCACGAGTTCGACCCCGAGGGGACGGACAACCGCCTCCAGCAGCCGATCGTCTCGTTCAACATCCCGAGCAACCCCCGGACGACCGAGTGGGACTCGGACCTCGCCGGCTACCTGACCGACGACACAGGCCAGCAGCAGGGCCGCATCTTCCGGCCGACCTGGGAGATGCAGATCGACGTCGCGATCACGCTCGCAGCTGGCAACGACGCGCTCGACGCGTCGGTGCTCGGCGGTCAGTTCCAGCAGGCGCTGCTGCCCCACGACTCGGCGCTGTTCTCGAATCCGTTCCCCGACGGCGACGGCGGTGTCGTCGAGGAGATCGAGGACTTCACGGTCGGGAACGGGCAGCGGATGGACGACCTGGCCGGCCCGGGCCTCCGGCGCTGGCAGCAGGAGCTCGCGGTGACGTGGTACCACGAGATCACCACGGACGACCCGGCACTGACCGAGGTCACCATCGCGACGCCCTCGGACATGTCCGAGGACGACGACGGTCGGATCGTCTGGGAGTACTGAATCGCTCGCGAACCAACATTCCACACAACCAACATGGTAGTTACAATCGGTCAGTCCCCCGGAACCGAGGTCACGCTCGAGGCTGGCGCTATCGGAGGCATCGAGATCGGTGCCGAAGAGAAGCTCGTCATCTTCGCTCGCGGCGACCCGGCGAACGGGGACGCACAGACGAACAGCCCGGTGAAGATCGGGGCGAAGGGAGAGGCCGAAACGCAGTTCGGCGAGGACAGTCACCTCACCGAGCTGCTGAAGCAGGCCATCGACAACGGCGCCAACACAGCGTATCTGTGGGGCGTCATGCCGGGGACCCAGTCGGTCACCGGCGAGACCGTCGACGCCACGCAGTCCTTCACCCTGAACAACGCACCCATCATCGAAGACGTCGACGAGGTCACCGTCACCGACCCGGCGGGTCCGACGGACTACGACGTCGAGTTCCGGTACAACTCGCCGCCGGACACGCCGCAGACCGCGGAGACGGCCTTCGTTCGGCCGCAGTCTGGGGAGGTCGAGACGGACGCGGCCGCCGACTTCGAGGTCGACTACAAGTACCTCGACTGGCAGGCGGCGTTCGACTCCGCCGACCCCATCGTCAACGAGGGCGAGTCCGGCGTGTACTTCGCCGGGACGGACGCCGAGTCCGTCGCCTCGCAGCTCTTCTCGAAGGCGGAGAACCTCCGCGACCCCGCCTACAAGATGGTGAAGGCCGGCGCCGGCGCGCCCCCGAACGCGAACACCGAGGAGACGACGCCGGACCCGGACTACAACACCACGGAGTACGCGGACAACCTCGACTCCCTGCCCGGGTTCGTGTTCGCACCGGCCCGGCAGGACAACACGACGGACACGCTGCTCGGCGCGATCGCCGGCGTCGCTGCGGGGAACGACCTCCAGAACCCGGTCCGTGGCGAGCAGCTCTCCGGCGTCGACGTCGAGTCCGGCAAGGACGACGCGGCTCTCCTGGACTGGGGTGAGCGGAACGACCTGCGGAACGCCCAGGTCGTCCCCATCAAGCAGGAGGGCTCGATCAACCTCGACGGCTCGGTGTCGACGAACACCAGCGAGAACTGGGAGACGGACTACCAGACAGTCCGCGTCGTCGACCGCGCCATCCTCGTGGTGTACGCGGTCGCCCAGCAGATCATGAACACGCTGGACACGCCGGGTCGCGACGAGATCGCGGCCGAGGAGGCGCAGGCCCAGCTCGAGGGGATGGCCGACGAGGGCCTCGTCCTCCCGAACCAGCCGGACGAAGTGAACCTGTTCGTGCGGCCCGTCGACGACACGCCCCAGGGCACGATCGCCCTCGAGATGGGCGTGACGCCGGTCCAGGCCGTCGACACGTTCAAGACCACCATCACGATTGGGTGATAACTCATGGCAAACGACCGCAATCAGACCGGTGACGACGTCGAACTCGTCATCGACGGCGAAGTGGTTCCAGTCACGGACAAGGGCTGGACCGACACCCGAGACTGGGCCGAGTCGAACTTCGACGACTCGAAGTCCCCCGACCGCGGGCTCGCAGCCCGTTCGACGGAGGGCGACCTCGAGTACGACGGCACCAAGCAGGAGCTGGAGCGGAAGCTCCACGAGGCGCCGCAGAACAAGCACCGCCTCATCTTCCGGAACAAGAAGCACGGCGGCGGCTACCGGATCATGGGCGTCACCATCGACGACATCGAGCACTCGCACCCGGGCGACGGGAAGTCGAACGTCTCGATCAGCTGGTCCGGTGGCGAACCCATCCCGTTCTGACGACGTCGTCGACGAAGCGCGATCGGCGTACTGCTGAGCAACTACTTCTCGCGGCTACAACATCATGACACGAAACAGCGACGTAGAAGTCCTGAACAAGGTACTGGAGGAACCGGAGCAGAAACCGTACATCATCGAGACGAAGCACGGCACGATCGAGTACGAGATTCGACGTGCCAGTCGGACGCGGCGGCATGCGTTCATCGACTCGCTCCCGGACGAGCTCGTCGAGTACATGAACGAGCAGGCGAGCGAGCAGCGCGACCAGCTCGACATCGACGACATCTCCTCGCTCGACGACCTGAGCAAGGCCGAGCCCGACGACGCGCCCTCGGACACGATGCTGACCGAGGAGTCCGTCCAGGAGATGGAGGAGTTCATCGTCGAGCACCTGGAGCACTCCCAGATCTCGAACTCGGAGACGCGGGACCTGATGGAGCTGTGGCCGGACGAGCAGTTCTTCGCGACGTCGTTCCTGATCCTCGCCGTCTCCTCGGAGAGTGACTCGGTGAAGGACTTTCGCGTCGAGTGACGAGGGCCAGGAGCTCCTGAAGGACATCGAGCAGTTCGGCCTCCCGAACGTCGACTCCGCGGCCGACCTCACTGTTCCTCAAGCCGTTTTCCTGCGGGTAGCTCGCGCCGAGCGGAGTCGACGGAAGAAAAAGGAGATGAAAGGATAACATGTTCGAGGCACTCAACGCCAGCCTCCTCGCCACCGAGACGATCAGCCGCGCGATGAACAGCGCGGCGAACGCCACCGAGGCGGCGGGCGATGAAGCGGTCCAGTCAGGAGTAGAGTTCGGGTCCCTCGGGTCGGCGCTCGACCAGGTCGACGACGAGGCCATCCAGATGGGAGTCGGGATGCGGACGGCGAAGGGCGCCGTCGACGAGATGGGTGACGAGGCGCTCCAGGCTGCCCTCGAGACGAAGGCGCTCGACTCCGCGATGGACGACGCCGCGACGTCGTCGCTCGGGCTCGCCGCCTCGATGGGGCCACTCCGAGGCAGCATCGGCACGATGGGGCCGCTCGTCGCCGGCGTCGTCCCGCCGCTGTTCGGCCTGGCGGGCGCGCTCGGAGGCGTCG